GGTCCTTGGTCCTTGGACATTTTGCCCATGCCCATGCCCATGCCCATAGGTTTAGTTTCCATTTTATTGATGTCCTCAACCGAAGGATTGGTCATACTTGCCATGGTATTAAGAGCCATGTTGATGTCTTGATCGCCTTGTTCAAAGAGTTGTGAGGGCATCACTTTACCCCCCATTTGATAACGCCTACCGTCCATAACGTTTTCTTTTTGTCCTTTGGTCATCTTGTCCCAAATAGAAAACATTTTTTTACGTTCCACAGGCGTTGCGCCAACAGCTCCCCCACCTCTGTAGCTAGGGTAAGGTACAGTGCCTCCGCTTTGCATATCAATGGCGGAAGAGAACATTTTACGTCCTTTCCAAGCCATTAAACGTACCCAAGCATTTTAAACAAGTCGGCTAAACCACCGCCAGCTTGAGAACCGTAAGTGGTTGAAGCTCCTGTTGGAAGCATTCCAAGCATACTTTGATACGCTTGCATACGTTTCCAAGGCTCCATAGCCATTTCTTGTGCACCTTTGTATTGAGAATCATACATTTGTTGTTGTATGCCTTGTCCTTCTTTTCCAAACTGACTGTATTGGTTTATCTGATTCATCAGGCCTTGTTGTCCTTGCATACCTAAATCAGCAAAACCTCGTCCCATTTGTCCCATACCTTGTCCAAGTTGCCCTAAACCTTGTCCCGCTCTTTGTGCCAAGTTTTGTGCTTGAGTATAGCCTTGTTGCCTTAGTTGTCCGGCCGTATCTGCCATGCCTTGACCGAGTTGATTAAACCGTTCTTGTGCCATGAGTCGTCCACGACCGCCGCCATAAGCTCCGGAACCTACTGCACCAGATCTCGCTTGCATGTCTTGTTGTGAGAAATTCTTGTACACATCATCAAGAGAGTTTTGCACCACTTGAGACTCATACGGGTTGTAAAACTGTTGTGCCGCGCCTGGACTATACATCCCTTGTGCTTGTTGCAAAGCTCCAAAACCTTGCTGTGCCATGCCCGCACCTTGTTGTAAATACGGTGTAAACCCTCCAAGACCGCCTGCTAATGAACGCGCTTGCATTTGGTAAGGATCGAATCCAGCAACTTGCCTGATTGGAACAGGAATAGGTTGATTAGCTAAGCCCGCTGCTGATTCTAAAAACCCACGACGCATTGCACCAGCATAAGGCTGGTCGTAATAAGCCGTAGTTTCTGCATCTGTGTAACTTCCCATTTAACGCCCCATTGAATTGATTTGTTCTAGTGTCGGTATGCCCACAGCATCTACCGCTTCTCTACGGACGACAAACTCACCCGGCTCTAGTTTTGCAAAAGTAATGTCCCCCGGTCTTTTCTTTATAGAGCCTCCGCTTTTGTAGCCCATTTTTTGTGCTACACCGGGCCGGACTTTAGAAAAAGCTGCTAATCCACCTTTCATCATTCCTGGCGCGTTTCCATAACCTACTCCTGGAAGCAATGCAGGCTGTAGTTTTGTAGGTTGATAGTCTTGATAATTAAACGCTGGTCCTCCGTAAGCTTCTCCTCCAATGGGAACGCTTCCTCCACTATCTTGATCTTTTAACAAAGACTTCATCATTAAATACTGCAACAACGGACTTCCACCAAAGCCTCCGCCTTCGCCTCCGCCAATACCCAACATACTAAGCAAACCGCTACCTTGTCCACCGCCTTGTCCACCAAGACCTAACAAAGCACCAAGTAGGCCACCGCCTCCTAAAACGTTTCCGCCCAAAGGACCTTGGCCTCTTCCTGCAAAGAAGTCTCTTAAAATTGGTCCAGCACGACCTCCAAATATTCCCGTGTCATAGTCACGCGCATCGAAACCCATGTCGTCTCCTTCATAAATTCCATAACCTTCTTTCATGTCAGGAGTTGTAGAAAAATCGATGTAAAAAGGATCATCTTTAGACAACCCAGTAGCAAGATCAACATAGTCTTCTATATCAAAGTCCATGTCGTCTCCTTCGTAGGCGCCAAAATCTCCTTTCATAGGCGTATCAACAATAATTTCATTTATAAAATCATCCAAAGAAAAGTCCATGTCGTCTCCTTCGTAGACTCCATAACCTTCTTTCATATCAGGAATATCAAAATCAATGTCTAAAAAACTGTAATCGTCGTCAAACAGTCCCATTTATGTCTCCGTTATTGTGTGTACCTATTTTCATTTTATTCTACCATGATTTTTTGTTAATGTTTATTTTCTTGAAGCCCCACCAGTGCTTATTTTGCGCTCTGGTTGGTACCAATCTCTTTTAGGGGTTTTTCCTTTTGCCAACATCTTAGCAATTCTCCTTTTAAAATTAGCTGCCCTTAGTCCTTGGTTCGTGGACTGTGCAGCACCGGGCACTAAACCATACATATAAGCACTGGGATCACCGCCTGTTTCTGCTAACCTTTCCCCAATTCCTCCACCGTACATATTTTGTTGTTTAATCATATCAGCAATTTCAGAAATTCTGGGTTTTCTAGGCTCTCTTGCTCTTTTCTGAGCAGTCACTTCTATAGGTTGTATGTCTGGATACATGTCTACATCCTCTTCAGCCGAACCCATGCCGTATTTTTCTTCATAAGACTTTATTGGTGATATTCGAGCAAACAAGTTTCTTAGTTGTGGTCCTAGTCCTTGGCCCAATATTCCTTTTTGTCCTTCTATTCTCGGTTGAATTTTATTCATCAACCACCCAAGACCCGCTATTTGTGGAAAAGCTTGAGCAAACTTTAGTCTGCCAGATACTCTAGGGTCTAAGAGTCCTTGCATAATTTTTGAGCTCATCGGTGCTTTTGATCCCATGATTCCTAAACCCAAAGGACCTCCTCTGTTTTGCAACAACATTCCCCACGGACCCACTTTTTTAAACAACGCTTCTATGCCTGCTCGTTGTCCTAAAGCTTTACCAAGTCCCATAGGTCCTTGATCCCTAAACGCTTTATATAACCCGTATTTCTGCCTAATGTTAGGATCAGACATAATACCTGACATAAGCATATATTTTGCGAACTGTCTTTTAAATTTTTTATCTTCGTCGCGGATCGCTTGAACAGCAGCTGAAGGCTCTTCATCCTCTGTTACCATAACAGAGCCGCCTGTTTGATAGCCTTTGTACCCAGAAGCATACGCAGCTCTTACTTGTTTTGCGGCTTGAGCTTTTGTTGGATAAACCTTTCCAGATTCACCCCACTTGTATCCTCCTTTTACTTTTTCAATAGGCATTATAATTCGATTGTTGTTGAGCCGTTTACCGATACGGTTATGTCGCCCAATTGTCCGGTGGCCTTCACGCCTTTTCCGTCCGGTGCGTATAGTGTTTGCCACCTGTTTCCATCAAAAACCTGAAGACTGTCTTCTGTCAGGTTCCAGATGATGTCTCCGCGATTGAAAGAAAGCTGGTCGCGGACTGTGTTAGTATACTGATAAGTCGCTGTAGGATCAAAACTTTGTAGGTTTAATTCTAAGAGCCTTACCAATCTGTTGAATAACTCAGGGTGAACGTGTCCATGTGACATATCAGCCGTCGGTAGTCTAGTGACGAGTAATCGCGACACTATCTTCGCCCATCGGTTCTAGTGTTTAGTCTCATGTCTCCCAATCGCCAGCCCACACCAAGCCTTTCCCCTGTCGTTGCATCATCGTCCGATTCTAGTCGCACCACTGCTTGTCGTGCCCTTCCTCTTAAGTCTACTTTCTGTGTGCTTTGTGTAACCTGGCTGGTGCTTTTGGTTGTTAGGCTTTCATTGGGGTAGTTTCTAGTTTTTAGCACAAAATTAACCACTTGATCTGAGCCGCCGTCACCGAGAAAACGAACATCAGGGATTGCGTTTTGTACTTGTGTGTACGCATTTCCTATGTTGTCCAACGAAAAATCTGCCGACTCAATGTACACGTTGTCCATGGGCGTCCCGTCCGCATCGTTTCCGGTTTCATGCTTGTATACATAGTTACTGGTATCGGTGCCCGTGGCCCTCGGGTAAGGTTGCACACCTTCATCCAACCAAGCAAAACGGGTCAACTGGCCATAGTACCAAACCTGTTCCTGATAGTTATACGTCACATAACGATCTATTTCTGTGGAACTTCCCGAAGGATAGAACCAGCCCACCTCATTAAACTGTCGGTTTAAATAACCAAACACTTTAAACGATTGTCCCTGGTTAAAATCATCAAACACATAGCTGTGCACGGAACAAGGCACTCTTGAAACAGAGCCGTTGTAATTATAGAAACCAGAGCGATCCATCCAATACACCCCCGCTGGTGTATTGACACAAGCTTTGGGAGCGACCATACCGACACCGGAGTTGATTAAATTAACCCCAAACGTGTACGGAGGACCAATAAACTGCATACTGTACAGCGCGTCATCGGTCCAAATCAGTGTTTCTTGTCGGGAGCGAAGGCCGCCCACAATTTGTGTTCCCGCCGAGAGTCTTAGAGATCCGGCGGTGTTGTTGTAAGTGGGTTCCCATTCATTAATATTTTCTTGGTCACACCAACAAATAAACATAGGATCAATAGCACTGGTTCTAGCTACTCCTGCATCATCTAAAGGGTCTGCCCCTAAACAAATAACATGCCGGTCAACATCGCTGACCAATGTTTGCAGGGCCAGTGTAGGAGGCAGGTTGGCCCCTAGTTCGGTTAAGCTTTTGGCTCTAACACTTGTGCCGTTGTTCTCGGTCCAATAAAAAATACCGCCGGCTCTTGGATTAATAATGAGGTCTTCACCAAAGTTGTCTTGCGTCCAAAGCCTTAACTGGTTGTTAAAGGCAAGTGCAGAAGCATCACCGTATGTGCCGTCTCCCCACATTCCTGCACCGTATCCTGAACCAGAAACATAGTCATCGAGGCCCACATTAATTTGATAAGCGCCAACAACACTTGACCCACCGTTCCCAGAGTCACTTGCGTTTGCTGTAACGGTATCGCCATCGGTGTCTTTGGCTTCAATGGTGTAGCTGTTGGCGTCTACAATTGTTGCAATCTCATATTCTTGATTAAGAACGGTCGCGGTAATTAACCCGCCCAAAGTAGCGGCACCACTAAAGGTGACAAAATCGTTCTTACTTGCACCGTGAGACGTGTCTGCCACGGTGATGGTCGCATCGCCGTTCGCTGCTGAGAAAGTCACGTCCCCAGCAGAGGTTGTCGCTCGTATTGGGGTAACATCGTAAAAATTGTCCCCTTCTTTGACGTAGTATTTAAGGGTTGTGCCCAAACTCAAATATTTTGTAGTTGCTAGAGACACCCATGCGTGCAGAGCTCGCGCCGTCCCCAGATACGTTGCTGTTTGTTCTTTCTCCCAGCCCCCTATTTTTTCAGGGAAGCTTTTACGGAAACGAACCAAATTGGAATCAAACCACCCGCCTTGAGCAGAAAACGCGGTTCCTTCTCTATTGACTCCTGGTTTAAGTTTAAATGTAGCGTAGGGCATTTTTATATAATAACCTTTATTTTTTAACTAGACTACCACCAAAATACATGCCAATGATGGCCGATACTAGGTTTGTGTCCAACTGTGTTATAACCAATCCTTGAAATGTAACCCATTCAAAGACCTCTCTTCCTTCTTTGAAAAACCAAAAGCCGGGCATCCAGTTTGTGTAGCCAACGGTTACGGATACATCGGGGTAGTAGACCGCCACAAGCTTTGGTAGCAGTATAATAGCAAAGATCGAAGTCAGTGCGATTACTCTTCTTGTAAACGTAAAGCCGTTGTCTTTAACATTTCGAGCCGCCTCTATGGCCTGTAGTTGAAACTCGCCTCTTGTTATAAGTAATTGTTGTTCTTCGGCTTTTGCCTTTCTGCTCTGTGACCAAATACTTAACAAACTACTCAACAAGGTCGAGCCCAACATCGTAATTATTTCAAATGGGAAGCCCATAATAGAAGTATAAATTAAAAAGAGAAAACGCTCAAAGGTTTCTCTTTTCCTTTGACTTTTATAGTGTCTACAAAATTGAGGTCAAAAGCACAGAAACGAGCCGTGTCTTCTCCTACCAATAAACTAACTCCCAGGTCCTTGGTCCCCGATTCAAGTCTCGCTGCCACATTGACCGCATCGCCTATGGCAGTGTAATCAAACCGTGTTTCCGATCCCATGTTTCCTATCACAGCGGTGCCGGAATTAATTCCTATACCAATTTCAACAGTGGGCAAACCCTCTTTTTCAAACTCTGTGTTTAATTCTTTCATGTTATCCATAATAAGCTTTGCGCAAATAAGGGCTTTTGTTTCGTGTGCAGGTTGGTCTAAAGGCGCGTTCCAAAACGCCATCATCGCATCACCAATGTACTTATCCACAGTGCCTTCAGCCCTTTGCACCGCTTTTTGTTGGGCGGTCAAAGCTTTGTTCATAATGTAGGTCACTTGCTCTGGAGGCAGTGTTTCTGACATAGCTGTGAACCCTCTTACGTCCGTGAACAAGAATGTTGCGTATCTTGTTTCTCCTCCAAGGACCAAAAGCTCTGGGTTCTCTTGCAGTCTTTTTACTTGTCTTGGGTCAAGATAGTGTTCAAACTGTTTTTTAATCTCTTGCCGAAGCTTGTATTGTTCTCTAAAGTTCAGGTAGAAGCCAGCGGCCCCCATAATAAACGCAGCGACCAGAGACCAAGTGACATCAATCAACAAGTTATTTTTTATTAAGTAATACCCACTACTGAGAACAAAGCCGTTTAACGCAAGAAAAAGAACCAAGCCCGAACTGATTCCAAACACAGCCACAAAAACCCATGCCAAAGAAGCCACAACCAAATAGATACCCAGTTCAGCCAAAAGCGCGTAATCGGGGATCATTGGGCTGTCTTGTATCAATATAGACTCCGACAAGGCCGCCTGTATTTTATGAGGCTCTACTAGACCGACAGGGGTTGCGACTTGTGGCATAACACCTTTTGCAGTGACCCCGACGAAGATGAACCGGTCTTTGATTAGGTCTGTGCCTTTGATGTCAGCAAGAGAAAACTCTGGCGTATTGACCCAACTGATCCACTTCCTACCCAATGTGTCGGTCTTAACTGGGGGCAAACCTTTGACTCTAATCTCTTGTATACCTGCATCTGAAGTTTTTATTAGGTAAGTGTCTGACCCCGTTAAGACCTTCAAAACCTCTGTGCCGTAGGCAGAAACCCAACCGTCAGGGGTTCTTAGTAATAATGGCATACGCCTTACCAGTTGGTCAACCTCAGTGGGCGCAACCGCTATGCCTTGGTATGCTGCTTCTCGCAGCAACGGAATGTTTTGTACCACCCCTTTGGCTTTAAAGCCACCATGATCTTGGCCCAGGATCACTGTCCCCGTGGTCAGTGGATACTCTCCATTGTCGTTTTCAAAAGAAGCTAAGATACTGGGAGCAGAGGCAAGACTTTCCGCAAATGCCAAATCACCACCAAAACGATCTGGTTGAGGAAAGGCGATAACCCAACCAACACCCAATGCACCTTTATCAATAAGCTCATTTTGTATTTCTGCCAATCTTTTTCTAGGAAACGGGTAGCCTCTTTCTTTCGCTACGTCGTCCTCTGTAATGTTTAAAATAGAAAAAACGTTTGAAGGTTGTTTTTTAACAACAAACGCATC